ATGAGTATGTGCCAGCGCACCCGCTCAAACAGGGCGTACATGGAGTAATGCCTGTACCCGGCCTTGATTGCCTCTTTGGCAAACTTCTTTAGCAGCTGGTACACGTTTGGGTTGTCAGCATGAAACTGTCTAAAGCTAGCTTCATGTTTGTTAAGTGGTTGTGCGTTGTCATTGGCAGCTGTCGCCTCGTGACTATCTTCAAACGGTAGTTTCAGTTGTGTATTCATTGTTTTCGTCTCCTATTTCTGTTTCAGTTTGGGTTAAAAAGGCCAAGTCAAATTCGTTCAATCGGCCTGTATTTCGGTCGTAAAGAAGCGTTCCGGCCTCACCAATCGAGCCACAAAAGCGATTTTTGAGGACACGGATCATTCTAATGTCGGAATCTGGGTCGTCTGGGTCTTTTTGAAGGCCAATCGCTGCATCTGACAGCTGTGCTAATGAATGGCTTGACCGAAGTTGGCTCAAGCTAACTGCTGCACCATCTTCGTGACCTCGCCCACTAGGGCGTGTTAGGTGGCTGACCATGATCATGCCGATGTCCAGTTCCTGAACCAATGTCCTGAACTGCGTGACGCATTTGTCTAGTTCGCGCCGTTCATCAACCATGTTGGCTGTTAGCATCGTAACGTGGTCTAGGATTATGAAATCACAATCCAAAGCCCTCGCCATGTACTGTATGCGCTGACAAATCAACTCAACGCTGGACGTGCCAAAGCTATCGTAAAGAACGCAAGTCCGGTCTTTGAACAGGTCATCAAAACCATCCAGCACCTCTTGGTCAGACGCTTGGCTTCGGTCAATCAACAGGTTCTTGTTAAGGTGGATACCCACCAGCCCCAGCAATGTACGCTTCGGAGCCTCTTCCAATGAAATCAAGCCAACCTTCTGACCTGACTGCATCAGGTGGTAAGCCACTTCCTTGCAGAATGTGGTTTTCCCACAGCCGCTACCACTAGCCAGACAAATCAATTCTTTCTTACGAATACCCATGAGGCGTTCATTGAGCATTGAGTAAGGCCAGCTAACTGCGCTGGCTGTTTCATCTACGCTGATGATGTCGCGGTAATCATGGGCTGATTTGATGCCATCAGGACGAAATTCTCGCGCATGATAGACAGCTTCGACTAAGTCATTTGCCCTGCCTTGAACTAAAGCATCATTAGCATCTTTAGCTGGTAGGCTGGCAATCTTGGCTTTTCCGACTGGCAAGCACTCAGCAATCGCTTCAGCTGCACGTCTTCCGGCCTCATCCATATCGGTACAGATAATGACTTGGTCGAAATTGTTGATGTAATCAAAGTTGTCTTTGACCGCCCGGACTGCTGACTGTGCGCCATTCGGTAGGCTCACACAGCAAAATTTGTGTCCAAAGCATTTTGAAAGACTGATCGCATCGACCTCCCCCTCAACAAGACACAGTTTTTTTCCATTCGACCAAAGATGGCTACCAAACAGTGGCAAGCCTTTTGTGTCACCAATTAGGCGAAAGGTTTTGTCACGGCTCCTAATCTTCTGGGCAATGATTTGACCTTTGGCATCTCTGTAGTTTGCAATTTGGACTGGCTGACCTTGTTCGTCAACGCCAGTCCAGTAGCTGAATTTCTTGCAGTCTTCTTCAGATAGCCCTCTGGCAGCAATCGCCCTTGGCTCACCTTTCAAAAACGCATGATTTGATGCTGTCGGTGTATTTTGCACTCGTTCTCCTTCTCCTTCTGCTGGGGTGTAAGTCTCGCAAGCGAAGCACCAGAGATGCCCATCGCTGAACAAGCTATTAGCGTCACTACTGCCACACGCATCGCATGGCTCGTGGCTGACAAATGTCGAGCCGTCATGGTCGATGGACATCTCCTCGTCTCCTTATTTTGCTAGACTGTATCGGGTGTATTTCTGACCTAGGTGGTCGCGCTTCCATTCGCTGATGATGTCAAAGCCACGCTGCCTTAAGTCGGCTATACGGCGCGGCAGCGACCTGACCCTGTAAAGGTCAACAGCCTCAACGAATGTGATGGAACCAACCTTTATCAGGTGGTCTAAAATCCTGTCATTCTGGCTCATTATCGTTTGCTCCTTCTTGTAACCATTCAGGTGGGATTGTTTTGTTGGCGTAAACAAAGCCATGCTTGTCGCACCAGTCGCAGTAGCGATTGGGACTGCCCTTGTACAAAGGCGCATTTTGGTTTGAGAACACGAACCTTATGTCGAGGTCAGGGTGCTGTTCTTTGATGAGCAAGTGTTTCTGCCTATCATCAACAGTCCAGCGACCCTTGGTTTCGACAAAGAAAAAGCCGCCTTGTTTTGGCAGCTTGAAATCAGGTAGGTAGGTAGATTGCCTCTCAGGCCATTTGTACGAAACTTTGTCGTCCTTTGGTTCGTACACAACTGGTAGACCAGCATCTGCTATCTGGCGTGAAATCGTTTCTTCCAGACCACTCCTGTAACCATTGGCTATGGCGTGGCGTCTGCGCTTAGAAATTATACGCCGCACCATCTGCTGCTTCAGCATTATCGTTGGCTGCTACGAAGCCATTTTCGACTGGGGCAAATGCGATGCCAGCTGTGTTTGAGTTGTCAGTTAACTGGACAATCTGCACACCGCCAAGCTGCATTGAGATGCCGTGACGACCACCAGCAACGTAATTTGTAAGCGTTCCTTTTACCCGCAACTGAGAGCCACCAAAGATGTTTGGCAGATTGTGTTCGGGGATCACCTGACCTGTACTGTCAGAAATCAAAGGTCGGTATTTGCTTTTGGTCTTGACGATTACCTCGCCAGTGTCGTCATCCATTTTGAATGGCAAAGTCGCTGTGGCAGCTTTATCACCAAAGGCATCGGCTGCTGCTTTGCGGATGTCTGCCAGTAGCCCAGCAGCTTCATCCTTTTTCAGACGCAAATCGACCTTGTATTTGCCTTCGCTGTCGAATTGTGTGTCTGGTTTGTTGAGCCAAGGGTACATGGCTTTGCCGATTGGCGTTTCAAAGGTCATTTTCTTTTGTTGTGACATTTAGATGTCTCCTTCTTGATTGTTGTCATCGCTGTAGGATGTTGTTGGAAGGCCAAACTCTGATAGAGACAGGCCAAGTTCTTCTGCTTCTGCAAGCAGTGTTACAGGGATAGGTTCGCCGCGTTTTAGATACAGCTTCCCTATCCCAAGAAGTCGTTCTCGCGGATCCATTGGGATTTCCTTGTTTTTTGGATTTTGGTTCAAATGAACGAAAAGCCCCATCGGCGGGGCTTGCTCAGTTCATAAGTGTCGTAGTTTGAAACCCAGCGTGACCGTGGGTTTTAGCTAAATGCGTATTGGCTTTTTAGCACTTCCGACAAGTCCAGCTTTAGTTTTTTTGGCACATCTGGAATTGTGGTCATGCGCTGTGCAATAGGCTTGATGAAAACATCTGCAGCAGCCTTGTTCCAAACCGATTGGTGGACGTGCTTGATTATCGCTTTTGCTTTTTTGACCCTGTTTTCTTTATTGCCAGTCATTGCTTCAAGCTTATTGATGGCATCAGTAATTATGTCTTGATCAGCTTCGGTCAGAGTTTCAAACACCCCCTGTAAAGCTGCCTTTTTGTCTGCCACGATGTCGGGCAAGCGGGCCATCGTCTGTTTGAGTAGTTCTTCGTATGGGCAGTATTGGTCGAAAGTCTCGTAAAATGCCTGACGGATTGCCCAAGCCATGACGCCAACATTGTCAATGGTTGTTGAAAACGAGTCATGCACAGTCATTAGATCATCAACGCCATTTGCCTTACAAAGCGAAACTGTTCGCATTAAGACAGTCGCATCTAATGAATGAATGACGTTGGGGGCGACTGCACGTTTCGATTTGTCTTCTTTCACATCGCTTGAGTAAACACGGTGCGTTGCTTTGATTGTTTTCCTTTTTCCTGCATCTCTATCCCAGCTGGGCATATCAATGCGTTCTTTCACAACTTCCCAGATTTCTTCTTTCGTATTCACAGTGCCACAAGCAGGACAACTCCAGTCGTCCAGTGTGACTTGTTTTTTGTGTGTTTTCACGGTGTGTTCGCACTCACTACAACGCTGTTCAGTCGCTACCACCTTTTCTTCCAGTAGTTTTCTGTAGAACTGATGCAACGGAAAGCCTAGTGGCGTTGTGTACGTCAAGTGAAGCCCTGCCTGATTGCAGAGTTGCACAACATCTTGAAAAAACTCCATGCCAGCAGCAGCTGACTTAACTACGCTTGTGATTGCTTGTTCGTTGATACCAGCCATGTACCAAGATG